CCCAGCCGGGGTCGCGGTAGGTCTGGATGCCCAGGTAGCAGGCGGCGGCGTAGGCGTAGACCTGGCAGTCGCCGGCCTCCTCGCGCTTGCCGCTTGGGGTGATCCAACGCAGGGCCTGCTTACCTTGCACCACAACGGGCAGCAGACGCGCTGCGGTCATCTGGTCGAATTCGTCGGTCTGGATCAGGCTTTTGGGTAGGTGGATGTAGCCCGGCCCGACCTGCGTGATGCGCATGCGGCCGTAGATCAGGTGCTTGGCTGTGTCGGTGCCGACGCTCCACAGCTTGAGGCTGCGGGGCACGGTTTTGCCGCGCCAGCTTACGTCGATGAGGCTGGGCTTGCCGATCACCGGGCGGCCGTAGGTGCTGGCGCCTTTGACGGCGAGCACCTGGGCGTGGGCATGGTTGCGGCAGTAGGCGTAGACGGCATTGGTGTTATGGCCGCCGGTGTCGATGCAGGTGGCCTCGATCAGCATCTGCGCGCCGCTGGCGTGGACGATGGGGGTGCGGCGGATTTCGGTGAGGCGCGTCCACGGGCTGCCGGGGGTGCCTTCGTCAAGGTTGGGGTCGCCGTAGATGATGTGGCGGGCCACGAGCCAGGATTCTTCGCCGCGGCCCCAGGCCCAGACGCGGGCCTCCAGGCGGTCGGGCTGCACGTCCACGCCCTGGGTGAGCATGAGGCCGCCGCGCGGCACGGCGCCCAGCGGGTAGTCCTCGGCCCTTGCGGCCAGGGCGGCGGCGTCACCGCCCTCGCCTTTGACCTCCCAGGTTTCGGCCAGCACGGTGTTGACAAATGTCTTCATGCGGCTGTTGTCGCCCTGGCGGGTGGCTTGCACGGCCTCGGTGAACTGGTGCACGATGTCGGACCAGGTGACCCATCCCAGTGGGGCGTACAGCGCGTTCAGGTGATAGCCGGTCAGCACGCCGGGGCGCTGGCCGGCGCGGGTGGGCACCCAGCGGCCGGCTGCAAGCATGGCGGGCTTGTGGTGCTCCAGGATTTCGCAGCCGTTGTGCGCGCAGACGTAGCGCACGGTGCCTGGCACGTAGTGGTCGGATTCGTCTTTGTCCCAGCGCAGGCCGTGGGGCGCCTTGGTGCCCATCTCCAGCGGCTGGTATTCGCCGCAGTGTGGGCAGGGCACATGGTAGACGCAGGCGTTGCTTTGCAGGTAGCTGGATTCGATCTGGCTGAAGTGCTTGATGGTGGGGGTGCTGGTCTTCAGCACCTTGCGCCGGGCAAAGGTGCTGGTGCGCTTTTCGGCCAGGACGATGGGGGAGCCCTCGCCGTCCACGTCTTGCGGGTAGGCGTCGGTCTCGTCCAGGAACAGATACCGCACAGGCATGGAGCGCAGGCTGGCGGCGCTGTTGGCCCCGGACACGACCAGCACGCCGCCGGCAAAGTCTTTCATCAGCGTGGTGTTGGCGTCGTCGCGGCTGCGGTTTTCGCGCACCTTGCGGCGCAGGGCGGGCGTTTCCTCCAGCATGGGGGCGATGCGCTGGCGGCTGAATCGCTTGGCCATGTCGGTGGTGGGCTGCACGCACATCACCGGGCCGGGCTCGTTGTGGATGATGTAACCCAACCAGTTGTTGCCGGTCTCGGATTTGCCGAGCTGCGCGGCGAACATTACGACCACTTCCTGCACGGTGCTGCGGGCGGATAGATCGTCCATGATCTGGCGCAGGTAGGGCGTGCGGTCGGTGCGCCAAGGGCCGGGCTCGCTGGAGGACTTGCCAGACAGCATGCGGTTGGCGTCGGCCCACTGGCTGACGGTCTGGTCGGCAGGAGGGCGGAAGAATTCGGCGAACATGGCCGCGGCCATGGCGTCGGCGCGGGCAAAGTCGGCGGGGATGTCGTGGGCGCCCATGGTGTGTGTAATCAGGCGGTGGTGCGGGCCGGCTCTTCGCGGCTCAGTTCGGCCAGGGCCTGGCGGATTTCGTCTTCCAGCAGCAGGGTGACGGCGGCCAGGTCGGTTTCGGCGGCCAGCACGGGGGCCAGGCGCGACGGGATTTGCAGCAGGGCATCGCGGGCGGAGGCGATGCGGGCGGCCCAGGTGGCGCGCACCGCATCGGCGCGGATCAGCTTGCCGATGCGTTCCTCGTATTCAAGCTGGGCGTTTTTGGCCTCGTACACTTCGCGCGCCGTCTTGGCCTGCAGGTAGGTGGCGTTTTTGCTGGTGCCCGCTGCGCTGCCGCCGGGCTGGAATTCTGGCACCTGCACGGGCTGGGCCGGCGCGGGCTGCCCGGCCGCGATGCGCTGGCGGGCGTTGACCTCGGCCATGTGCGTCTTGGCCGGGTCGGCGGTGGATGCCGTCGAGATCAACTGGAACGGCCTGATCGGGCAAGACGATGTGATTACGGTCAGCTTTCCCGGCGTTCTCGAAGACGAGCGCAACAACATGGATACGGAGATCGTCGCACGGCATGACGCGCCGATCCCCGAGGACGTTCTGGAGATCACCCTATGATCGGATTTTTCATGGATGCCGGCATGTCGATTCCGGCCTGGAAACTCAAGGCGATGCAGGCCAATGACGGCAGCAGCGCCGCCGCCGATTTCGTCTATTACCTGGCCGCCGACGACGTCGATCGCACCTGGTACGCCGCCAGCGATCCCGGCGCCGGCGACATCGTTGTTTCGGTCGTCGATGCCGCGGCCGGCGCCTCCCTGCTTCCGGGCACCATCCGCATGGCGCTGGCGGCCGAGGATCTGGATACGGCGACGCCGGGCGCCGCGCTGGTCGTCGGCACGGAGGTTTTTCCCGGCAGCGTTAATGCGATCGCCATTCACATCCGCATCGATAGCGCCGCCATCGCCGCCGGCATCTACGAAAACCTATCGCTGGCGACCAACCCGCTGATCTCGCAATACACGGGCGACTGACATGGCCAAGGATCTGACCGCCGCCCTGCAGGCGCTCACCGAACAGGCCGCCGGCCAGACCTCGCGCAGCGACCGCACCTTGCCAGCCGCCCGCGTGCCGTCGGCGATCCCGGCGCGAACCGGCGCGTCGGGGCCGATCAGTGCCGTCAATAACGGCGATTCGTTCGCGCTCAAGGGCGAAAAAACCATCGCCAGCAGCGACGGGCTGTTTACGCTGTATTTTCCGGAGACGCTGGAAGCGACTATTGGCGGCAAGGTCGTAACGCTTGGCGCTATCAAGACGGTGACGCCGTGACCGAAAAGCCCGTCGTCTGGGGGAATCCGTGGCACGGCAAGCTGGCGGCCGGCGCCATCGAGCTGGTGTCGGGGTCTCCGGTGTCGTCGATCACGGTCGACGGCCAGACATTCAGCGTTGAATCGGTGGCCGGAAACCTGGGCGATACGCGCTATCTCCGCTCTCCGGACTTGAGCGATCCGCCGGCAATCACCGAGATTTCGGCGCTAAGTGGCGAATTCAAACGCGATGCGGTCATTTATTCGGACAGTTTCAGATGGTCGCCGCTATCGGCAATTGGCGTGCTGGAGACGAAATACCACTGGCTGCTGTGGGACGGTACGGCACAGGCCTGGCGGAAAATGAAAATCCAGTACGCGTGGCAGACGCTGTCGACGTCGTCGGCGGCAGGGTCAGATTGCTGCTACGTGACGGTCTGGCGGGGGCCGCTGGCCGGGCGCCTCAACCGCGTCGAGTCGCAGGACTACACGCAGATCGCCGACTTCATGCTGCCGTACAACTACGCCACTGACCCGCGCCGGCGGCCGAGCGCTGCCGGCTATGATCCTGCCGGCCGTCAGTTGTCGATAGAGGCGCGGCGCGACGGTCGGCGGTTCGTGTTGCGCGTCGAGGCAAAGCGCGTTGATGCGATTGATCCGGACGTGAGCGTCGGCTTCCCGCCGGGCTATGTGATTTGGGATACCACGGCGACCTATCTGTTTGACGTGTTCGAGGTTGTTCTGAGCGACGACGGGAGCACCGCTGGCGCTCCGGTTTCAGTCTGGCCGCCGGCCGGGCCGATCAAGAACCCTCGGACACTCTGGTCGTGGGCTGAGACGGGCGACCTGTACTGGGATGCGCCGGAGCCGGATGAAGCATACCCCGGATATCTCTGGACGCGCTATTTTGTACCACTGACCATGACGTCGACCATGTATGCCGAGGCGAGCGTATACACATCGGGCATGCTGACCGCGAGCTATGACAAGGACGGGGTGCTGCACCTGCCGACCTACGAGGCGATCAGCGAGGTGGTCAGCACGGGAATAATCACAGGCGATTACGTGCTGGCGCCGCATCCGCTGGCGGAGGGCAGGGTTTATTTTCCAGAGACCGATGATCCGGCTGACCACATCCCGGCTTATTCGGTCGATACCAGCGAGCAGGAGGGGGACGTGCTCGCGTTCAGCACATATAGCGATCTGTTTCAGCCCCTGTCTGGAACGTTTGCCAGTTCGGCAAGGGATTATGCCTACACCAGCAGCGATGAGGTACAGCATACGGTGCGCGTCATCGATGGCGTTGAGACCCTGAAAACGTGGTCTTCGCCAATCGAGGAGACCATCGCATTCCATGACCTGACGAACAATGTAGTCGACATCAGAACAGCCGGCGCCTCGCTGATCCGGGTGGGGCCAGGAAAGGTTCACGATGGTTCGATGTCGCTGCCGGTCTACGCCACCTTCGATCACCGCGCCGAGGCGGTGTATTCGTCGGCGGCGGCGGTCGGGGTCGTGTGAGTTTTTGAAATCATCGCCGGCAAAGACCGGGGAAGGGAATAGAAATGCCGGAAAAGATCGTTCATAACCTGACGACATGGAGGGACGAAATCGAACTGGCGCTCGTTTTCTGGTTCATCGGCGCCACTATCGGCATCGGCCAGCATTTGCTATCTCCAGATCGGTTTTCATGGCGCGTCATCGTCGGTCGTGCGCTATCTACCGGCGGCCTGGCCGTCGTCGCCGGAACCGTCCTCATCATGCACCCAACCATGTCGCCATTGGCGCAGATGGGCTTCGCCGCTGGCATCGCCTCGCTCGGCACCAACACGCTGGAATTGATGTTCCGCAAATACATGCTCGGCAGGAGTTCGGATGTCTGATCTG